CCTTTACCTTGCATCGCACCATCTTTAGGACCTCTTTTAGATGATTTTAACCACAACACACCATAACGATCAGGAGTTTTACCATAACATTCTTCATAACATTTACCATAAACTGCTGTTTGTAAATCATATGTTGTTTGTAAATGGTTGGATGTTTTAAAATCTATAATCCATAATTCACCATCAATCTCACATACCATATCACAGGTACCTGCTACTTTTAATTCATCTGAAAATATATGTACTTCAGTTTCAATTAATTTTGGATTGTAAGTCTCCCACCAATCAACAAAACGTAAAAACATTTGCCATACTAATGGATTGTACATTGGGTTACCATTTGATGATAAAAAATTTAATTCTTTACCATTTAAATAATCTTCGCACATTTCATGTACTAAAGTACCTTCTTCACCTGCTTTTTTAACTATCCAATCAGCACTATAACCAACTTTTTTTAACCATTCTTGAAAGAATTTGCCTTTTGGGTAATATTGTAGTACATAGGTAATTGATGGATAATATTTTCCATTTCGTCTATAATACCTTGAATCTGGTAGTGTGATTTGCTTTGCATCCTCACTGATTTCTAAAATCCTATTATAGGACTTTTTAATATTCTTTTTACTCATACTAGTTGTAATTTTTTTTCCATTAAATCATACTGTGTTAATGGAAATGTACTTTGGATTAAATTTGTAAAATAGGTAAATCCCATTTCACTAGGGTCTTTCCCTTCGAGTTCTACTAAGTAGACTTCCTTTCCTTCATCCATAAACTGTTCAGCAAACTTTAGTGCTTGCTTTCTAGCATCAGAATCTAGAGCAATATATATTTTCTCTACTGTTGATCTTACTATTTTCATTAATAAATTTTGTTGTAAATTTTTACCTAATAAAGGTATAGCATTACGTTTAATTGCTATTGCATCAAAAGGTCCTTCACATAATACTAATGGTAAGTCCCAATTAATAAATAATTCAAACGGAATTATATCTCTTGATGTTTCTGGATTACGGTATTTAATATATGGATCTTTTTCAAATGATCTACCCGTAAAATAATTTAAATGACCATTTCCATCATAAGAAGGAATAATAATCATATTTTGGTATCTACCAGATGTACAATATCCTAAATTATATTTAATTATATCATCATTAGTAATACCTCTATTTTTTAAATAAGATAAAGCACGTCTACCTTCAATGTTTGATGTAGTAATATCTGAAAATTGTTTAAGTTCCTCAGGTAATTTTAATTGAATTTTAGTACTATCTTTAGCTTTGTATTCTTTTTCATTACCTATTAATTTAAATAATTCATCAAATTTTTCAGATGATGCTTTAACCATTTTAAATAAAGGGGAAATTCTAGTACCTTTTTTATTACATACCCAACAATGCCATGGGTTATAACCTTTTTTATTTTCGGAAAAATTTATTTCTAATTTAGGTTTATGGTGGTTGCAATAAGGACAAGTATGAGCTTGGTTGCCTCGTGCAGTACGTTTACCAGATCCTAGTACTGAATTTACTAGATTAATTAATAGTTCGTTTACCATGTTCCATCAATATACAAAACTAATTTTAAGCATCAAAGCTATACTATTGAAAATCTTTAGTGTAAAATTTACCTAAAATATTATCATTCCAAAATTCATCTGGTTTTTCTAATACTTGATAAACCATTTGATATTTTGTTTCATAGTAAGTTAGTAATTTTTTGCTAGATGCTGATTCTAATATTTCCCTTTCCCAATTTTCATCAGGTTCGGATTTTACAAGATCTAACATTTCTTTATTAGATCCCCAGTATGTTTTCCAGTCTGATTCTTTGACTGCTAATTTAAATGATGGTCTTCTACCTACTACTCCTTTATACTCTAATAATTCTTTTTTACCTAATTTAACTTTACGAGTAAAGAATAATATTTTTTTACCTATATATCTTTTACCTGTAGGTAAATGAGTTATAGAGTATACAAATCCATAAGTATTATCAGGAAAGTCAGATACTGTATCTACTTCCTGGTTTTGATATGTCCAATTGTTCATTATTGATCAAAATTAACTATAATTGTTGTGTCTGTAAATTGTGAAATTGGTGCTGGGAATGAGAGTTTACCAACTGCAACTAATTGTGTATTTTCATTATATAATCCTACACAAGTAACATATGGTGAAAAAAATGATCCTGTTGCAAAATCTGCGTATTCCACATTAGCACTACCAGTCCCATTAGCATTTTTTAATATTGTAGGGTTTGTTGAGTTTCCGAATTCATTTTCTAAAATAGTACATTTATATTGACTTTCATATATAGTTATAGAAGAAGAAAATTGAATTTGAATATTATCTAAATCTGCATTTGAGTCATTACCAGTAACTTTACCTAAATTATTAAGTGGAGAACCCCCATTACTACCTGTTGTTAATACAGCTATACCCTGAGAATAAAATATCTGGCCTACTACTAAATCATTTGCTGGGTCAGTAGAGCTACTTATTAAATTTCCATCCCCGTCATCAGTTATAAGTACACTATTATATACAGAAGCACCTTTATAAGTAAATTTAAAAGTTGTTGGTATAATTTTTTCCCCATATAATTTTTGAGGAATTGATATTGTTGTTATAGTTGAAGATAAAGATGCATTATTAGTATTTTTAGGATAATTTACAGTACCAATAAATCTTGATTGGGTTAATGTTGATTGTAAATAATTTTCAAATCTAGGGGATTGAATGGGACCTAAAAATTTATCATCTTCTCTTGTTGCCCCTGGTACTACACTTGAAGTTGCAACATTATCACCTGTACTTTGGGTTAAGTAATTTGTGTAATATAGCTGTTTAGCACTATTATAAACATTTGAATTAGATTGAGTAAAAACAAAACCAGTATCCTGATCATTTGGATCATTGTAAGGTATATTTCTACCAAAATAAACATTAATGCCTACATTAGATCCAGTGATGGCACTGCCCGAGAAATTAAATCCTTTATCTGCTATAAAAGGAGTAAAAATTACATCCTTGGTTGTGAATTGTTTGAATGCTGTCATTCATTAAAAATCTAACTTAATTCTTACAAGTAATTCTTTGGTAAAATCTTTTAATAATGGTCTAGATAATTTAGCTACTGCTACTAGTTCTTGATTATTATTATATAAACCTACTGAAGTAATGTATACTTGAGGATCATTAATAAATGAATCAAATAATACAGCTCCAGTAGAACCTGAAATAAATGATGGGTTAGTTGAGTAATTAAATTCATCTGATCTTGCTCTAACAAATACAAAATCTGATGATAGTTGTTCATTTGAATTTAATGTCCACCCTGCATTTGTAAATCCAGATGCTCCTTTATTTAATCTTGTAAATAACTTTTCTGGGTTGTTATTAGCAGTATTTGCACCTCTTAATGTACCTAAATTAATACCTCCATCTACAAATCTCCCATCTAATGCTGGTCCATTTAATAATATCATACCAACATCCGGCATAAACCAACCATATGATCCTGAAGCTACAGTCCAACCATTTACATTAACATCTGTAAAAACCGTTCCAGCTGAACCAGATACTAAATTATAAATTCTACCTGCTTCTGTGAATTGAGCTGCTCCACCTAATTTACTATCATCTGTAAGAAATAAGTGTTCTACTGGAGTTCCGACAGATCCTGATAGACATAATGTCATTGTTCCTGGTAGTAATTCCTCTTTATATCCTGATCTTTCAATAGGTAAGGCATAAAAATAAGATGCTGATTGATTACCAAATACAAATGTATTTTCTTCATCACCTACAATTAATGATCTATATTGACCGTAATTT